CATATATATATATATATATATATATATATACTGATTCGTCTATTCTACTAGAAGAAGAAATATTTAACTCCATATAGTAGACTAATAACAATACCCCCCACGCCACACGTCAACCATAAGTAAGCTAGAAGTCGCCTATACAGAAAAACAAAGGGCTCTTGCACCATCAAAAAATCGTCTTTTTTATAAATATATTTCCTCAGAATATTATCAGGAAATTCCGGCGCAATTTTTCTGATAAACATGGCACATTTATTTTTTTGTAAATTGTCTTCTATAAACCGAATATCTCTTGTATTTCCTTCTTTAAAAATATGCGGACTCGTTGCACTACCCATGCGGTCCCAGTCGGCCAAATGCGTTATCGCATTTATGACTTCCACAAAATTTGTCCCTTTAACACGAGTGAGTTGTTTATAACCATACAAAATAATCGCAAACAAACTCTCGTTCGCTAATCCGCCATCACAGATAGTTTTTGCAACTTGATACTTTGTTTTAGAAAAGTATAATATTTGTTCTGCATGTTCTCTCTTTAGAACAAACCAAGGATCATTTGCAAGCCGCAACTCTTCTGGTAACAACGCCAAATTTGCTCTTTTGTGCACATTTATATTCCACCAAGCCGGCTTCCAACTCATAATAGATCTGTTCCATAATGTATAAAACAATGCACGAAAGTTCATTGGACTAATAATCGGACAGCACGAATCAGTCAGAAAACAGATCCATTGGTTATCATATTTTACTGCATATTGCATTAGTGAAAGATAAGCAGGTATAACATGATAATAACTTGTTTCGTGAATAAATTGGCTCGGTAAAGCATGTTGCAAAATCCACGAAGACTTGATTTGTTTAATATCTTTATAATAAAAGTATACATTGATGATGTCTTTATTTGGTTCAATCCATTCTCTCCACAAGGCCTCTTTGTTAAGTACATGGTCGTAACTAATAATGAAACATAAAGCAATTTTCATAGTTGTATAATTATGAAAATTTGTTTTTATATCTTTAACAGCTTTTTACATTTACTACGAAGTGAAAAGCCTTCCTAAAGAGGCAAATAATAATAAAATTGAATAAAATTTTATTATTATAAATATTTGTACAATTATAACAATATGAAAACTGAAAATATTTATATTGACGCATTAAAGAGAGAATTTACATTTTATATTGGTAAAAACCAAAATGAAAATTTTGAAGTCATAGATAAAGGCACATCGAACGATTTATGGTTTCATGCAAATAATATTTCATCTTGTCATGTTGTATGTTGTATTCCTGTTGTCCTATGTAAAAAAGACATGCAATATATAATAAAAGTAGGCGCACTTTTGTGTAAAAACAATACAAATAAATTAAAAAGTATGAAAAAAGTGGAAATTATCTATACTTGCATAAAAAATGTAGTTAAAACTGATGTACCTGGTTCAGTAACAACGCAAAATACAAAAACAATTATTTGTTAATGAATACTTCTTTTGCGACCTTTTTAATGATTTTCTCTTCTTTTTCAAAATCATTATCGCCAGGACCTCCCATAGACTCTATAACAATTGAATTGAATTGATCAGAAACCCTGGAAGAATATTTTTTCCAATCTGGATGCAACTCTTTAAATTCGGAAATCAAATCTATATTTTTATTAGCAACTTTCCTAACCATTTTATGCAACTTGTCTTTTTTTTCATCCTCTTTTTCCCATTTATCTTCATCTTTGATATACATTGTTTCTCTCTTTTTATCAGTGCAATGAACAGGTCTTAGAGTTACATCTAATGCATTCAGGTTCTTTATAATAATATTTGAAATACCTTCGATATATCCCAGTTCTCCAACCTTTTCCAAGTCACTCAGTTGCAATTGGAGAGAATTTATAAAGTCGGTAATATTCATTGCATTTTTGCATGTTTCATTCAAAAATACATTTAAATTAAATGATTTATTATGAGAATTATTATTGTTTGTAGTGTTATTTGTAATTTGACTATTCTTTGATAGTTCATATAATTTATTTATCAAATCTTGATTTTGTTTTTGAGTTTCACTATTTTGTTTTACAACTTCAAACACCATATTCGTAAGCATTTGAACATTTGTAATGTCAATATTATTAATATTCAGCTCTTCTTTTTCTATTTTACATACCTTGTTGTTATGTTTCCATAAACCAGCTCTAGTTGCGTATTCTTTTCCACAAGTACATATCCATAATTGCGCAATATTTGTTTCCATTGTTTCCATTTTGTTTCCTTCGAGACGATGACTATGTTTTATCGTGTTAAGGTGTCTTTCATGATCACTTTTTTTAGTGCATGTAAAGTCACATAATTTGCATAAAAACTTGGCGTTTTTTGGCGTAAAAAATGTTTCCATTTTATCCTATATTGTAAACAAAGAAAAACGCCTAAATCCTTTTTTCAAAAATGTATAAAAAATTATGGTAACACTTTTGAAATTATTTTTTTGGTAACCAGACCATAAAATTCAATTATGGTCACAACGGACAACCTTTTGAGCAAAGTATTCTGGCTTTTTGAAAAATGGACAAAAATAAATGTCCATTTTTGAATTTCTGAAAAAACTTTCCCAACAAAAAAAGAGAGAGTGTCCCTACACATGTAAAGAACTTTTTGTACAGAAATTCAGGAATTTTCTTAGATAGTGTAGAGAGAAAACAATGTACGACTATGGCTTTAAGTAGGAAAAATATATATATTACAAATGTTCTACTATGGCTTTAAGTAGGAAAAATATATATATTACAAATGTTTCTACTATGGCGCAACCTTTCTACTACGTAGTGAAAGGTGGATTGTATCTAAAAGGCAATCACTTCCAAATCATTCAAACTCCAATATTCACAAGCTCCTCCAGGAATAGGTCTTTTTATAATGAAAGGTAATTTCTTTTCTTTAAGTTCCAATTCGGCAATAATATAACCATCAACAATATTCTCTGGAACCTTAATAAATGGTCTAGATCCTGTTTCAATTTGTTTAGATCTTTGACCTAAAATACGGGCCCTTTCATATTTTGTCAAATAGGGAATGGTTCTATGAAGAGAGTCAACAATAATACCATCGCTATTTCTAACAACAATAGAAAGTTTTGAAATTTCGTCATAATTATGACTCAAACATTCTGGGTGAAAGTCATCAATATAATTTTTTACTAGTTCAGAATCAAATTTTTCCAAATAATTATCATTATATTCATCATCCTCTTCTTCCTCATCATCAATGATCATTAATTGTTTTTGTTTTTTTCCTTTATTTTTATTTGTCATATTTTTTTTAGTAACTACTACATTTTCTTCTGATTCATCCTCTTCTTCTTTTTCTTCTTCTTCTTCTTTTTCTTCTTCTTCTTCTTTTTCCTGGTCTTCATCTTCCTCTTCTTTTATATCATCATCGCTTTCTACCAAAGTTTCTTCCTCATCGTCCTTAACAAATTCTTCTTCTTCATCAGAATCCGCATCTATATCAGCATCATCTACTTCAGAATCGTCGTCATATTTAGTATCAGCCATAATTGGCGGTTTCGTTATAGGTTTAATAATTGATTCATTCTCTTCAGAATTCGTTTCAGATATATTTTCCTCTGTTTCAGAATAATATTCGTCGTCGCTCATCGTTGTTATAATAACTACAGATTCTTTTAAATAATTAATTTCAATTTTCTTTTTATATAAAAATAAATAAAAGGAAAAACTAAAGAAATGCATATAAAGCTCCAAAAAAACCGGCAATATGAATGAAACTATGAATAAATAAATGATCATCACTACACCATTCTTTTGTAGAATAATAATCACTTTTTCTAAAAGCATATAAAGTTAACAAACCCAACAATAGATATAAAAATAATACAAAACCAGGTATTTTTTTATAAAAGAATGTATATAAAATAAATAAAAATGCATTTAATTTTGCTATTCTTGCATCCATTTTATGAATAAATGAATTATTTATAGGATCATACCAAAAAATTTGTGATAATAAAAAACACAAAAATAAAATGGATGCCAAAATATTTTTTTCTAAACTCATATCATCCGTCAAAAAATAAATAAGTAAAGCGACAAAAAATAAACCACTTGTAATACATAAATATTGTGGTTTTATAAATTCGCCCATAATAAATACATTGATATATTTATTGTAGTAGTAAAACTAAATAACTATTTATACACTTTCGTTTGTTTTCCAAATAGTATCACAATCTGAACAAAGATAAATATATTTCATATTGGCGTCATCGTAACGAATATAAATAATCTCGCGCGGTTTATCTTCAGTATTAGTAATACAATCTGGGTTAACACATAGAATATTACTAATTCTCGGCAATGTTGGATCCAACTTTGTATATTTATTTACGATATGACCAAATGACTGCTCTGATTTTTTAACTTGAGTTTTAGATACACAAACATTTTCAATAGCTAATAACTTGTCTTCATTTCCACACTTTCTACAATAATATACCAATTTATTTGGGTCATCACTATTGATACGAATATAATACATATTTGAGCAATTAGAACAGAAATGCATGCTTACTATAATATAAATAGATTATATTTATATTATTTTCAATCAATTTTATATTTAGCATTTTTTTTTTTGTAAAATTTAGAATATCAAGATATATCATAAAATGTCACTTGGACCATCTGACGGACTTGGTAGCAATGTTACTCCTACTATACGTCAGCTTTTTGAAAAAATTGCTGATGACAAACTCGCTAGAACTATTTTAACTGGTTTTTCTTATTTAATTTCTACGTTACAAATTTCAGTACAATTAAAATTACCATATACTTTAGTACCAATTTTAGATACATTAACATATACTGGAAAAATAACTGCCGACACACTCAGAGTTCCTGTACTTGAATATTTACATGTTACATGTATACAATTATTTATTATGTACAATTATGATATTAAAAATAAAGTATCAAAAGATCATGATCTTACTACAGAGCAATTTATAAGTCAATTTACAGCAGGTATTGATAAGTATACTGATGTTTGTTGTATAACTTATTGTAATTATATCAAGGAAAATGCAAACAAAGGAATGGAAGATATTTATAACAAAGAATTAGCAACTAGAGTTTTAGTAGAAGGTTTGTTTTTTGCATTAATTATACAACCTGCATTTAATCCTGCTTTAATAGACTTACCACCATCATTATGTGGAGGTTTAATGCTGCTTGGTATTGATTTTGTACAAGACAGAGTAAATACAAATGCTTTACCACATTTAAAATTTGAAGAAGTAGTTCCTTTTTATATAAAATATTTTAATGATTTTTTCAAGCCTATTATACTAGATTATTTTGTGAGAAAATCTAAAAAATTTTTAGATTTAGAAATACCTGTTAC